TTTATATTCTTGGCGAAGTCTAAACCAATCCGTTAATAATTCGGATACTATACTTGGGCATTCAGTTGAGAATATTACTCCATTAGCTGACATTGTCCAGTTATTTTGTTCTATAATGTTTAAAAGTTTTTGGGCTTTAATGGTAGCTGATTTAAGAGTGTAAGTTTTCTTATCTAATTTTTCTATAGTGAGTACCTTTTCAGGGTCTTCTTCTCTTAATTCCTCTATACTACACCAGCAATTATAATTTGGATTAGGCACTACTATTCTAGCTTTAATAGTTTCTATCCCCAAGTTAAGTGATCGAATTATTGAAGGGTATAGACTGGCATAATCGGCATTGGTACTCCACTTATGTAAACCAACAGATGGTTCCAATAAGTATCCTCCTGCATAACCATCCTTCTTTTTCACTGTTCTCAAGTACCTAGTGATAATGGAACCAGCAATAGTACGAATTATAGCCTCGTCTTTGTTTATACTTTGAATATATCCTTCAATTGTAGGTGTACCACGCTGGTGTACAATATGATCACCCACTTCCAACTCGCGTATGGAAGGATTAACAGTGGTTGGTTTGTTTGGTGCAACTACATTTTTACGTTTTAAATACGTCAATATAGCACCCTCGTTTAGCACTGTATTGTAGTATATGGATTCGTATGGTGTGTGGCACAAATGGGAAATCAATATGGTTAACTCAATGAATTTGAGTTTGTCCTCTAGTGCCTCCAATATCTCAACGTCGCGAATGTTGTACTCGATGAATTTGTTTACGTCTTCCTGGAATAACTTGTCTAGCGATCCGTTGTATTCGATTTTACCTAGTTTAGCATATTTGGTTCCAATGTCTGCTAATTTGTACGATGGTTCCTCCTTCATGATGTATTTCTTGAATAACAACATGAAATCCAAACAATTCACTAGTCCAATGCGAATTGGTCTGTCTGGGTTATATTGGTTTACTTCGATTTTACCTATAGGAGATAATCTGCATACTTCATCACCCAAACGTTTTTTAATACGGTAGTATAGGTATGGCATATCGAAGAAATCGGAGTTGAAACCAACACATATGGTTGGGTCCATCTGTTCCCATTTGCTTAAAAATTTGCGTAGTAGTGTGTTTTCGTCGATACATGGTACAATTGTTTTACCATCTTCCTGTACCTCTTGTATAGTTTGCTTCTTGTCCAAGATAAAACATACTTTTTCCTTGGTTGAAGCGTCTATCAAGGCGATAGCGGTTATCTCGGCTTCAGCTGCTTGAATACTTTGTGGTGTAAGTGCACCCAATATCTCAATCTCAATATCCAGATACACTATATTGTGGTATTCTGGCATATCGTCTGTTTCAGAGTATAAATCACGGAGCAAAGCCAATTCTTTGTCTATGTCTTTTTCCAATATGGATGTGTCTTTCCAATCGTACTTACCAGAGATAGGAGAACACCTATCCCCAAACAGGGTAAAGTGCTCTCCATATTCGTCTAGTTTATATACAGTAGGGCGATACTGGAATTTGTGTATGCTCTTTTTGTCATCGCGGAGAAAATAATGATACGCATCTGGATCATTTTTGTCTCGAATGTACATTACGGATTGATACATAACCTTAATTGTTTAAATGTAAATTATACAGTTGCTTTTGCTTTTGCTGTCGTAGTAGTTGCTGTTTTAGTAGCAGTAGTTGCTGTTTTAGCTGTTGTATTTTCAGCGGTTTCAGTTGTAGTCGCAGTAGTTGCTGTAGTTGTAGTTGCCGTCGTTTTAGTCGCAGTATTTTGCGTTAAACTCGCCTCTAACTCGTTTACTAATGCTACCATTTCATCGTGTTTAATGTTTGGTTGAGACCACTCGATTGTGTGTCTTAACGCAGCAATAATTTCGCTTGTGTTTCTCATATATGTTTGTTTTTATTGGTTACGTGTGTTTGATATTTCCTCTGGGGTGAAGAATTTATGTAAGTTTGGGGCAAAATAGTTGATCGATTTCATTACTTTCATGTCTCTGCTACGAAATACTACATAACCACCCTCTGTTTGTTCGTAATGGCATGGCTCACCTTGTTGCTCTGAGCGTACTTTCACTGTTTCAATTGCTTCGTCCTCGGTTCTACATATTTTGGATAAATTAGATGCTTGTACTTCTGCATAGCCTTCTAAAAATTTATCGCGTAAACCGAATACAGCAGCTCCATTGCCTAATCCTACGTATGTGATGTCCAAAAGGGCATCAAATATTTCTACGATATCGTTGTTTTCGATGGCTTCCCTAAGTTCATCTAGTTCCTCCTGGATGAAATCAACTACAAATTGAGCATCTGCTTTGTTGATAGTGGGTGTGGTTCTGTTTTGCCACTCTTTTCCCATTACGGCATTGAATTGTTCTACTTCAGATACGAATGGGACGTATGGTTTTACTGTTTTTACTGTCATATTACTTTAGTTTAAATTATCATTTAATATACGAATTATTCTTGGTAAGTCCAAATAAACCCACCTGCAGTTTTTTGTTTCTTTCTACAACATTCCCCTATATTGTGAGCTTTCACCCCAGTGATTAATTCTGCTTCTTTCATAGAGTTAAAACAACATATAATATTACCGTCTAAATCTTTCTGGGTTATTTTTTGTTGTAATTTTTCTTTTAATTTGTCATTAACTACACGTGGTTTAGGAACATATGGAGGAATATATAACGGATAATCTTTAGTATGGTATTTCCAAATATATCCTTTTGCAGTGTTTTGTTTTCCTAAACAACATTGGTTTATTCCATGCCCATATATATTTTCTGCTTGAGATATGCTATCCCACTGTTTAATAAAATTACCTTGTAAATCATATTGGATCACAGGCGTATGAAGAGGATTTACATAAGGATCGATTTTGGTGGAAATATCTGGTGTTTTTCTCACCCATAAAAAATTTCCTCTCATGCATGTATTTCCTGATGGAAATGAGGGTCTAATGTTTAATGTATGGCGTACTAAAGATATGCTATCCCATTCTTGTAGAAAGTTACCAGCAAGATCGTATTGCCATATTTTTCGGGATCTTGCTTCTCTAGCATGTTGGGGAAGAGGCCTCCCAGTATTAGCATTTTTAAGAGCATCTAAATGAGATTGAGATAATTTTACTCCCCTCATTCCACTATTTTGAGACATTTTAAGTTTAGTATCTTCACTACGTTTAGATCCTATATGAGTTTGTTTAATTTTATCTATAGCTCCAGATGTATGTTTTTTCCCTCGCATAGGGGAATGATCCCAATAGGAATGGTTTAAACCCTTTTCAACACTACCATAGTACATTTTCCACCATGTTTCAATTTCATCCAAATATGAATCGGGACATTCTTCAATTACTTCAAACATATGAGCTTCTACTCCATATTTTTTTAATGAATTGAGTAATTTAGTTTGGTTTTTACAATGTAAATTGTGGTAAGTTTTAAATCGTTGGTGTATGTCTATACTTTGACCTATGTAAATTTTTCCTTTAGGATTAGTGATTTTATATATTCCTGTAACTTTCATTTTATTATAAATATGCACCCTCTATAGAAGGATGCATATTCAAGAACATTCTAGCACACTAAACTTCTATACACTTCTACCGGCACATCTGGGGTTAAACCACCAGGTACACCTTTTACTAATACTGAAATGGCATCATGTGAGTGTAGTGATTCTAAGTGGGAGCAGATAATTTTAAAATCATGTATAGATGTATTTTTTTCCAACTGGTCGTGGATTAAACGAGCTGCATCCTCTACGAATTTTAAATTCGCACCATTAAGCTCAGCAAATGCTTGCTCATCCTCACGTTTAACCATAACTTGTGTTTCAGTTTGAAGTGCTTCTACACACATGTCTCTCAAGTCCTCGATCCATACCATATTGTCAAACTCAATAGTGATGCGTGTTTTACTACGTTGAGAGTGAGATACTACAGCTTTATTACGCTCTTCCATTGCTTGCATAGCTAACTCAAATGAACATGGACAAGCTGATGAATATACAAAATCAAAATGGATAAACTTTTTAAGTGTACCATCTGATTTATGGTGTGCCTCTAATGATACATTGTAGTACTGGTAGCCAGATAAACCACTGCGTAGCGAGTTTTGGATGATAGGGAAGCTAAAATTTAATATAATATGAGCATCATATGAACCTAACTTGCTTTTGTAGCTGGATAATATATTCTCAAGTAAATCAATGGAGAATGTTTGGTCTTTATATTCGTAGAATGAACGCATGATGCGTGACATGTTGATGCCTTTTTTCTCGGCTTCTAACGATACCGTACCTGTAACACCAGTTTCTAATTCGATTGTGCTTCCATCTTTTCTACGGTAAGTTAATGGTAAACGGAAATTATGGATACCAACTTGATGTATTTTAGTGTGTGAACCTTGAATATTTGATGACGGCCCATTTTGTAAATCATGCAATGTTGAAATATATTCTTCATCTGCTTTAAATTCAGTATCGTAAGTACGATCTAGACGGTTACCCAATGAATTAGGATTATCCTTGTATGGCATAGAACCTTCATCGCCTAACCATTCGTAAGTTGTGTTTTTCATATTCATATGTTTTTTGTTTAAATATACTAAATAAATATCCGGTAGCCAAGTTATATGGCATATATTTCTTTTAAGTTGCGAGAGAAATGGTTTTCTTTGTCCATACCATATCCATACACCCATACGTCTTCTCTTACGTGTAAACCGTATAGTATGCGGTACTTGCTTCTACCTGAGTTTGCTCGTTTAAGTAATGTGGCTCCAACTATTGATTTGGGCCCACGTTGGGATAGTAAATCCAGCACTGCGTTCATGGTTTTACCTGAATCATAGAAATCATCGATTACAAATACGCGTTTGTTGGTTAAATCGAGTTTGGTATCTAGTATGATCTCGACTTCTCCTTGCTCTTGTCCATCGTATGATTTTACTTTCATGAAATCGATTTGAGTGACTATGTTTACCTTTTTACATAAATCCGAGAAAAACATAAAGGCACCGTTTAACAAACA